TTACTGCCTAATTTCTTGTCAGACCGGATAATGAACGCACTTATTGCAAAGTTACCAATATGAGATACCTACTGCTTTTGTTATTGCTTACTGGATGCAAAGATGTTTACTTTTTGTAGTGGGTAAAAAGCTCGTGTGCTTTATTTTTGTATGCAAGTTCTGCTTCTTCTGGGGTTTGAAATAATCCAAGATAATGATTGACACCATAATGTTGAATTTGAGCTACATACTTTTTCAATTTTTTATTGAAAGAAACGCCTTTTCTTCCCAATTTGTTATTTTTTTGTGCACCTCTGTTTTCTGTATTTTGTTTATTTGTAACTTGGCGCAAGTTTAAAAAATTGTTATTAAGTTTGTTTCCATCAATGTGATCAATTTGTTTTTGTGGAAAATTACCAGTTTCAAGAAACCAAACAATATGATGTGATGGATATTTTTTACCATTAAGTTGTATGTATCTATACCCTTTTTTGGTAATCCCACCAGCCAATGCGCCAACCTGTATTTTTGGTCTTTTTTTACGTTGATATAAATTGCCAGTTAATGCGTCGTAAATTAAGTATTCATTGATGTATTCAAGGGTAATGTTTGACATAATATTTCTCCTAACTCTTAACTACTATACACTAAACATGAATGCAAAAATAGTTTTTTTATTTGTTGGCGCATTGATATTATTTGGGTGCGAAGACAGATTTCGATATAAGTGCCAAGACCCTAAAAATTGGGAGACGGCAGATTGCAAAGCACCGATCTGCACAGCGACTGGCACTTGTCCTAGCGATGTCACGCAGCCAGAGAAGGTGAAGCCATGAATGAAGATAGTTTAAACGCTTGGCTAAAGTTCATCATTGGCATTTCATTTTGCATGATCCTATTCATGATGGCTACACTGTCAATGTACAGCGTGGTCTTTGTGACCCAGCCAATGAGCGGCATGGCACCAGCTGACAAGAACTTTTTCCTGTTGTTGTCCGACATGTCTAAGTACATCCTTGGCGCTTTGGCTACCCTCATAGCAATCAAAGGCAAAGATCAGTTCGTACCACCTGGTCTATCTACTGACAAAGAACGTGCAGAAGCAATGAAACCAATACCTCCTACAGTTCCCCCGCCTGCTCCAATGACACCATCGCAGCGCATAGAGCCGCATGTTGAATCAATACAAGCAGCACCAGTAGTTGGTTTCAATGGCAAGCCAGCACCACCAGCCGCACCTCAACCGGAGATTTGATCATGTTTAAACTGCTTTGCTTTCGCATGTTTGTAACTGCGGCTGCTAGTTTATTTTTAATTACCCAAGTACATGCTGGTGGTGAAATGAAGAAGGTATGCCACCAGGAAAAAGGTAAGGAAGTTTGCAAAACAATTAAGGTGCATAAGAAATTAGAAGGCACTAAAGTACCACCTAAATGAATCCATACTTCATACTAGGTACAGTGATTGCGGTGGTCGGTGCGTATGCTACTGGCCACTGGCAGGGTGACTCAGCTGGCCAGGCCAAGGTGCATCAAGCCTGGGATAAAGAGCGTGCTGCGCAGATGGCTCAGCATGCCAAGGATCAGGAGCTGGCCAGGCAGAAAGAGCAGGAGCTGCAATCAGGAGCAGATAATCTAAGGCGGGAGAAGGATCATGAGGTACGCAATCTTAATGCTAAGCTGCTTGGGATTACTAACGGGCTGCGCGACAGGCCGGATCGCCCCACCACCAACCAAGGTGGAGTGTCCGAAACCACCAGCTCTGGATCCACCGGCAAAGGCTGTGATGGATCCGAGCTTTATAGATCAAATGCAGAATTTCTTATCCGGGAAGCTGCCAGAGCAGAAGAGCTCCGAGCCAGCCTCCGGCAGTGTATCGCCCAATACGAATCGTTAACTAAATAATCTCGCGCCACTATCCTTCGTGGCTTTGCCCAGGCATTACGCCTGGGCTTTTTTACTACTGGCCATGCTTAATAGCTTCTGGTGCCAGATCAGTTAATCTCTGCTGATACCTGGCTAACAGTGGCAATCGCAATGCTTCACCCATGCGCTCCAGTGTTGCTGCGTTGCTTTCTTTGAGCTCGCGCAGTATCTTCATGCGCTCTGATGCTTTGCGCTTGGTGGCCTTGGCTGTCACATCCTGCAGATCATCAAATGCCACGATCCATTCCAGCGGTGTTGGCCAGGTGCTGTATGGATCCTTCTTAGTGGGTACCATCAGGTGCCATGGCTCATCTGTGTGCTCCACCAAAACCACCGGCTCAACTGCTTCTGCTGGTGCTGCTGCCGGCAATGCATCTAATGGGTTGCTGACAGCCTGTGGATCCGATGGCGGCAGATCTTCACCGTTATAGATATACAAGCCAATCCCATGCAATGCAATTGCTTTAGCCAGGCACCGCTGCATAGCAGTGTTAACTTGGAATGCATTCGGGTTAGGTATCGGCTGGTTGCGGTAGTCCATCACCGGCAGCTGAGCTGTGCGAGATATACCAAAGGCGCTGACAGTGCAAAAGATCATCACTGTTTCGCCCCACAGTTTGGGCTCTGGGTATTCCCAGACAGCTGTCGGATCATTTAACAGCAACTGATCCACTGCCCAGGCCCAGGATAGATAGGTTAAGTTATTCTTTTTTTCGACTAGCTTGCTAACGTCGATGGTGCGGAGCTCTGCGTATTTGCTCATTTCAATTCCTTTATTTGTACGGTACTCATGCGCTTGCTGTATGCATCCTTGGCTGGAGTTACCTTCTCTGGTTGTGCCTGGTAGTTACGCATAGGCCAGCGCACTTCAAAACCACCAGCTCTACCAATGGTGCGATCTCCGAGCAGCTCTTTCAATGACGTTTCAAATTTATCAATGTCATCTTGATACTCTTCAATCTTCTTTTTGGCCTTAACAATTCCACGCATATACTCTGCGGCTGCATCATCCAGCTCTAGTACATCCTGCTCTGCGCTTGTGTGTGGCCAAAGTGTGTCGGCATCCTTGCTGTTAGCTAGTGGGAAATGCTCAATCCTGTTCTCAGCTGTCCATATTTCCAGACGGTTTTGGAAGTCTAGGGTGATCTTCTTAATTACATCCAGGGTATTCTGGTGTGGTGCAAACAAGAATATTCTGAGCTCGGTGCCGCGATACAGTGTGGCCAGTGCTCCCCATTTAAATCCCATGATATCCATCTGTGCCTGAAGCTGGATCGGGCCACGCGCTAGATTAGGAATATCTTCAGGCGCTGCGCTGGTCAGTTTAGCTTCCAGCACTCCGTACCCATCGAGCTCGATAGACTCTTGGCCAACCACAAAAATGCCGGCATCAGGATCTGTGCGCAATACCTGGCCACGACCATCAGCTAACCCATCCAGGCTGCAGCACAGCGGCAGTGTCGGGTGAAAGAATGCGCTAGGGTGATCAAGTTTCAGATCGGTGAGCTGCAATCTCTCGGCTGCTTTGTTTAGGATTACCGGCTCAAGTGTATTGCCCCAGCTCATGGCCTCATTAGATATATCCTGGCGCTGCTTACCATTCATTGCATCGATTGATACCAAGAGCTCATCATTCGGAGTGCGATACTTCGATAAACCGAGCACTGCTGGCAACCGGCTTGCTGACAGCATGCTGTCGGGGGTGACTTTACCAACCATTTTCATCTCCTTCATTCCATTTATAAATCCTGATCAGCCTTGAATGAGCGTCAGGGTGTTTTGCTGCTGTATACCCGATTACCTTCCACAGTTGGCCACGAAAGACAGCTCCGTAAGCGCTGGGATGCACATCATCTGGGAGAGGGTACTTCTCCCGAATATCGTTGATTGATACCTGGCCACGTTCTCGGCTGTGAGCTCTGGCAAACTTCCTGGCCAAGTTTCCTCTTAACCACAAAACCTAGCTTGTCGCTAAGTATGCCGGCCAGCTCACGCTCACCAACAGCGCCCTTTTTCCTAGCTCCTCTGCCGTTCATTGATGTGCCGCAATCATCTGATCCAACAGCTCAACAGTGCTGCTGTAGCGCCTCGATAGCAGCTGTTTGACAGCCTCGTCAATCAGCGATGCCCTGCTCCTGCCCATATCTGCAGACGCACGATCCAGCAAACGCCTGGTATCAGGCCGTAATCTTACAAAGAACTTATTAAATTCCTGCATATACCCTCCTAAAGATATCCCAACGATAACATTATTTTTAAAATATTTGCTGATTTTTGTTGACGCAGCCGCTGAACTCTGTAGAATCGGGGTTGTTGAGATATCTCAACCAATCTACCGACCAACAGGAGATCACATGAAATACGTTGCTTACTTCCGAGTTTCTACCGAACAGCAAGGCCGTTCTGGTCTTGGTCTTGAATCCCAAAAGCAGTTAGTCTCGTCCTATAACTGCAGCAT